AAGGAACTCAAGAATGCCGTCGCGGAGCTGCGCGACACCGTCGAGACCCGCATGGAGAAGGAGCGGGAGAAGTTCGGCGAGGAACTCTCCGACACGAAGGAAAAGACCGAGCGGATCAACGACCGGATTGACGAGCTGGAAACGAAGCTCAACCGTCGTGAGCCGCAGGTGGGCGAGAAGGACACGTCCATGTCCGAAGGTCGGCAGGCGTTCGCCAAGTGGCTCCAGCGGGAGACGCTTGACGAAAAGGAAGCCGATGCGCTGATCAACTCCGCGGTGATGGGGCAAGAGATGGACCGCAAGGACATCACCGTAGGCACGTCGGGCAACCAGTCCGATGCCCTTGCCCCCGAGGAGTTTGTGCAGGAGATCATCAAGGATGCCGTTGAGGTGTCCCCGATGCGCGAGGTCTGCCGCACGCGCTCCACAGACCGGCGCCAGGTCAAGATTCCCAAGCTGCAAGGCCGCCCGTCTGCCAGCTACGTTTCCGAGCAGGGCACCCGCTCGCGGGACACGACCACGGACTTCGGCGCCGACTCGGGCGACATGCTCGTGATCAACATGCACGAGTTTGGCATCACCGTGCCGATCAGTCGCCAGATGGAACGCGATTCGGTGTTCGACATCGAAGCGGAAGTCCGTGAAGTGGTGAGCACCGAGATGGCCCGGTTTGAAGGCAACAAGTTTCTCCAGGGATCGGGCTCGGGCGCTGCGCAGGGACTTGTGACGTCCAGCGGTTTTACCACGCTCAAGACGGCGGACACTACCTCGGACGACATCACTTCGATTGCGCCGGATGAGGTGATTGACCTCAAGTTCGAGCTGAAGGACACGTACCGCAACAACGGTACATACGCTCTGACTCGTGAGGCGATCAATCACGTCCGCACGCTGCGCGCGAAGCCGGACGGCACCAGCTCGACGGGCGAGTACCTGTGGGAGCCCGGCGGACTTGCGCCGGAAGATCCCCCGACCATCCAGGGCCGCCCCTACGTCGAGATGCAGGACCTTGTGACGACTTCTTCGGCGGCACAGGGCGATGTGCCCATTGTCTTCGGCGATTGGAACCGTGGCTACCTCGTGGTAGACCGCATCGGCATGCAGGTCCTCCGTGACCCGTACTCCAACAAGGAGACCGGCACCATTGACTACCAGTTCTACGCGGCCCACGGCGGCGACCAGTACGTGGACGAAGCCCTCAAGGGACTGGAGATTGCGTAATGAGTGACCGAACCGTTGTCGTTGTGGAGCGTGATCGGATTGGGCGCCTGGCTCGTGTGGAGACGCATGAGCCGGGCGACCCTCTTCCTGAATGGCTGGAAGAGCAGATGCCCAGCCGAGAGCGCCAGGTGCAGGACCCGCGTGAAGAGGTTAAGCACAAGGGCGGCCCCTGGTATGAGCTCCCGAACGGGGAAAAGGTACGCGGCAAAGACGCTGTACGTGAGGCAGGCTACACGGTGCAATGAGTCACGCCCGATCCTACTTAGACGCCAGCGAGCAGCACCGAGGCACGGTGGACGAGGCGCCGACCCAGCCCGAAAGGCTGCGCCTTGAGCCGAGTGCCGTGTCCGAAGAGCCGCTGTCTATTGTTCAGGCGCAGGATTGGCTCCGCGTCGGCTCGGAAGTGCAAGCCGGGACGCTGCTCACATTGATACAGGCCGTCCGTGAGGAGGCTGAAAAGATCACGCGGCGCCTGCTGACAAAGCGTTCAGTAACGGCGACGTGGGACCTGTGGTACACGAACGGCGACCTGCCAAAGCCGCCCATTGGAAGCGTGAGCACGGTCGAAAAGTATGACCGAGGCGATGACAAATGGGAGACGATTGATAGCGCCGACTATGACATCATTGGTCGGCGCTTGGAGTTAAACGACGGCCTGGGTGGCGTGCCCTTGCGCGTCACGTACACCGCCGGGTATGACACACTGCCCGCCGCACTCAAGACGCAGATGCTTCGGGATATTCGGTACCTGCACGACCACCGCGATCCAGGCATGGAGGATCGCGTAGAAGATCGCAGCGCTTACTTCAAGTGGCGCCCCTACTGATGCGCCTTGACGACAAGATCACGTATTTACAGGCGTCCCGCTCGACGGACACGTACGGCGAGGAAACGGTGTCCTACACCGAAGGCGGTACGTTTTGGGCGGCGGCGGACGTGAGCCAGCCATCGGAGATTCGGGAGGGATCACAGCCTGAGGAGCAGGTGCAGGTGACGCTCACTGTGCGCACGGAGACGGTAGGGGAGTTTGGCCTAAGCCGGAAGGACCGTCTGAAGTGGCGCGGCGACGCGCTACGAGTTGATGGCGTGCGCAGCGCCGACCGGAACGGATTCGATGACGTGTATTGCAGCCGAGTGCGATGAGCCTACAAGCGAGCGTGGATGTTACCGGCATTGATGAGGCGGTAGACGACTTGGATGACCTGCCCGAAGACATCCAAGCTGCAATTACGGAAAAGATGGAAGAGGCTGCCGTCTTCGGGTCAAACGTAGCAAAGAAGCGACTGACGCAAAAGCAAAGCGGCTACGGAGAGGGCATTTTGCGTTCATCTATTCGGCCGTTTGTGGCGTCTGGCGGCAAGGTTGCCGGCGTGCGTGCAGGCGGCAGCGAGACAACAGAGGGCGGTTTTGATTACGCCTTTGCGGTAGAGTTCGGCACGCGCCCGCACTTTCCGCCTGTGAAGGCGCTCACAGGGCAGCAGGAGAGCCTAGACACGTGGGTACGACGGATGAGCCCGTCACCTCCCGAGGGCATGGAGAACGCCTCTCAGTCCGAAGTGAACGAAACGGTTGCGTTCTTGATTGCGCGGGACATTAGCCGCACCGGGACAAAGGAGATGCCGTTTATGCGTTCGGGCTTCAACGCTGCCAAGGGCAAACTCCGGAAATCGCTGCGCAACTTAGACGACGAAATTAGCAGATGAAGCCTGCCAAGCTCGCCATACAGGACAAGATTCAGGACCGCCTTTCGTCGGCGCTTTCTGAAGAGGTGGGCACTGATCCGGGCATCCCCGGCGTGGAGATTGGCAGCGATGACGAGACGCAGGCGCGGGAAACAACGGCGGGCGTGCATACGGACGTGCCGCACACGATTACCGTACGCGACACGTCGGAGGTGAGCGCAAAGGAAACATCACGTACCGTTGTAGAAGAGCTGACCGACCGAAACAACCGCCTCAGCCCGAGTGGCTTCAACGTGCTTAGAGCAGAGCTGACTGGCGCAGAGATGCAGCGCACGCGGCGGGTGGACGGCCCCGACTACTTTGAGGATGTGATTATCATTACGTTTCGAGTAACCCGATAGGCCAATGGCTGAAACTGTAGGAGTAGATTTTACGCTAGACGCAGACTCAAACACCATCGCGGGGAAGGAGGACGCGACGCTCAACCTGGAAAGCGAGTCGTCTGAGCTTGCACCCACCCAATCCACCGGCACCAACTTCCGCCGGCGCCTCAAAGGGCTGAAGGACTGGTCGATTGATTATGATGCGCTGTGGATTGACAACAGCGACGCGGTGAGCGGCCTGTCTCCAACTGTGACGGTCAACCCGTCCGTCAGTAGCCCGCCCACGCTGAAGCGTATTTCTGAGGTGTCTATCACGCTCAACCGAGAGGCGGTTGAGTTTGCGAACAGCTCCAATAGCGAGTACATCGCCCGCCAGCCGTCCGTGATTTCGGCAGAAGCGGAGATTAGCGTGGACGTAGACGCGGGGGAGTTCTATGGAAGCGGCAATGCGTCTCGTTTGCTTGTCGATGCGTGGGACTCCACCACCGGGCGCGAGGACGTCAAGATCGCCCTGCCGTTGGGGAATACTTCGTTCAACGCTACATGGATTGTCAGCAATCTGGAGTTTACCACGCCCGCCGAAGACGCGACGGAAGCCACCTTTACGCTCGAATCGGACGGCACGATCACAGAATCACTTTCCTCCAACCTTGACTCCGGGCTTGACGCGCTGATCACGCAAATCTTTAGCTCTAGCCCGACTGAGGTTAACGCGTTGCTTTCAACGGGCACCGCAGGCAATATTGAGTTCACCGGCGACGTATGGCTTTCTGAGACAGAGATTACCATTCCCGTTGAGTCGGCTGAGGACGGCGTGAACACGTCCGGCACCCTCGTTGCCGCCGACGCTCTTACCATTCAAGACACCACCTAAAAATGAGTGACAAACGATATACGCGAGAGGTTGAAGTAGAAGTCGGCGGGGAAACGCGCCGCGTGCTGCTTTGCCTCTGGGGGCTGATCAAGGCTGAAGAGCAGGGCTTCGACGTGTCGGACATGGAGCTTGACGAAGAAGCTGAGCAGCGGAAGGGCGACATGAGCCAGATGCTTGACATGCTGTGGGTGGGCATGCTGCCCTTTGAGGACGAATGGGATGGTGAACTTACGCGCCGGCGCCTCGGGATGGAGGTGACGTTCGGCGACATGGAGCAGATGGAGGACGCCTTTACCAAGATCGTGAGCCGCCAGATCACCGATGACGTGCGGGAAAAGGTCGAGGACGCCGGTAAAAAAAAGGGCGAGGACCCCGAGACCTAGAGGCGTTTTTGATCGGCCAGGTGGGCGTTGACCCCGAGATTGCGCTGTGGATGACGCCCCGAGAGATGAACGCGGCTGCGGAGGGATATGGCCGCCACCAGCGCCTCCAAGCCGTCATGCACCCGATGAGCGATGTGGACGAGCGACAGGCGCGGCAGATCATTGAGGGCCGCACCTCCACCCTTTCCCCTGAAGAGCAGCAACGCAAGCTGAACGAACTCAAAGAGCGCATCCATTCATGACCGTTGGCGACCTCCAGTTCAAGTTTAGCGCACGGGGCGCCGATGACGTAGAACGCGCCTCGTCAAAGGCAAAGAGTAGCCTGCAAAGCGTCGAACGTGCGCAGGATACCCTTGCCTCTACAAGCACGGCCGCATCGAGTAAGGTCCAAGGGACGGCATCAAGTCTAGGATTTGAGTTGGTCCAAGCATCTCAGGACGCCAAGTTCGGTTTAGCTGGCGTAGCGAACCAACTGCCCCTAATCCAAGAGCAGGCATCTAGGCTTACGCGGCAGGCCGGGGGACTTAGCGGTGCTCTGCGGGCGGTAGGGAGTAGTTTGCTCGGCCCGGCGGGTGTGGTTGGCGGAATCACGCTCTTGCTCACATTCAAAGATGAGCTGGTCGGGTTCTTCACCGACTCAGCAGAAGCGGCCAGCAAGGCAGAAGACGCCACTGATCGG